GCAGAATCGTTAGGGAGCGCCCCTTTGTTGAGATGTTGGGAGCGCGACTTTGTAATGTTGTTGGCGATCGCCCCCTTGTTATGTTGTTTGCTGATATTCAGGGTTGGGGTATTGCTATCTGTTGCTGTGCAAAATTTGTACAGAAAATAATTACTGCTTGTACTTGAAAAATGTATTCAGATCTGTATGATGGGATACATCCCATCACAAGACGGGACACATCAACAAAGCAATAGAGGTTAGACATGAGTGATTTATTTGAGATGAAAACAGTACGAGTGCAAGTGCCCGTATTGAAAGACGTAGACTTAGCAGATCTCAATCTAAGGCAGCTAGACGAACTACGGCGTGCGCTATCAAGTGCAGCGCGTCAGACCGACGCAGCCAAACTGAGCACAACGATCGATGCAGCATTCGAGAAAAGAGTCAAAGGGTTTAAAGCCGAGATCAAGCGCGGCATTCTCGAAGCAATCGAGCGAGGGGAAAAGCCCGACATGTCAGGCAAGAAAAGGCTCGAGCGATATCTGGTTCAGTTCAACCTGACGCACAAAAAAGCAACCATCGCGGCAAGTCTTAAAATCTAACCACACGGGGGCCTTCGGGCCCCATCAACCAAAGCAAAAGAGGACAACCATGAACGCACTATACACCGATGCCGATGGAAGATGGCATTCCGAATATATTAGCCACGTTAAAAGATCAGATACCGACTCTCTGAATTACATCATTGAAGATTGTCGCAACGCCATCGAGGCAATGCCTGAGAATCCCAAATGTGAGCAATACATCGATGAGATTCACTACTGCACGATGGAGCTGATGAGACGCAGAGAGAGAGGCCGACGATGAAAAAGTACAAATACAGAAAGATCAAGAAATCACTTCTGCTTATAGGCGCATTAGTGGGGAAAATATACATAGCTATATGCGCTATGGTCGCCGGCGTTTTTTTCGCATGGCATGCATTCAATCCCGAATCGATCGATGATCTGCGGATGGGG